CTGACCACCTTGCAAAAGGAGGACGCGTTAGCCCCTACAACAAGCTGGAGAGAGTCGGATCCACATTCGACTTCTCCTCTGGCGCGCTGGACTTGGCATGTTGCCACCCAGCGTGGGCACGTTATCTCGAATTCGGTAGAGTTTTTCCGGACAGACCTGACAACGGAGGAGGACAAAAACCTCTTCGCGTATCTGGACTATTCGGAGTGCTCCTACTTAAGCGAGACAATGAAGCTCCTCACGGAGTTTTCTATGAAGTCAAGTTTCGCGAAGGAGGAATTTGGGTTGTACCAGTTTCTCCTGAACGAGATGATGTTTGTCTGGACCTCGCAGGACGTCTCGATGGCTCATTACATGAACCTTCTGGACAGCCTAAAAGGTTGGGACTAGCATCGACTTCGGACGTGCCCGGCAACCGAGTTACGTTTGTACCGAAGACTGCTTTGACCGATCGCGTCATCGCGATCGAGCCGCGTATGAACATCTTCGCCCAACTTGGCTTAGGTGCTCTTATGCGGTCTCGCCTCAAACGGGCGGGACTTAACCTCGATGATCAAGGACCTAACCAGGTTCTTGCCCAAAGAGGAAGCGTCGACGGTACGGTTGCCACCATCGATCTCTCAATGGCTAGTGATACTATAGCCCGAGAGCTCGTCAGAGAGCTGATACCCGAACCATGGTATAATGCCATGGATTGGGTCCGGTCGAAAGTCGGACAAATCACAGTTGACGGTATTGAAACTACCGTCCGCTATGAAAAGTTCAGCTCGATGGGCAACGGTTACACTTTTGAGCTTGAAAGCCTGATTTTCTGGGCGATCGCGCTTGGAGTGTGTGAGCACCTCGATCTCCCTAGGGAGAAAGTGGCACTCGTCCGTGCTTTTGGTGACGACATCACCGTTCCGGTTGAAGCTGTGGAGCTTCTCCGGGAGAGTCTTACCTTCTGCGGCTTCAGGATGAACCCTGAGAAGAGCTTCTCTTCAGGGGTATTCCGCGAGTCGTGTGGGGCTGACTTCTTCAACGGTGTTAACGTCCGTCCCTACTTCCAAAAGGAGTTCTGCTCTGATGTTCAAGGCCTTTTCCGTCTGGCTAATGGTATCCGGAGGGTTGCTTATCGCCGCAACGCTGGTTATGGTTGCGACAGTAAGCTTCGCCCTCTTTGGGTACACATTATACAACGGATACCTAGCTCTCTTCGGGACTTAAAAATCCCCTTCCATCTCACTCAGTTACCGCAAGGTGCTGAGTGGGATGATGTAGAGAGTGGAGATGGGGGCTTAGCGAGTAACCTCGACGAAGCCCTTTCCTCCCGTTGGGTGTCCTTTAACAGGGACTACCAACGCGGTTGGTCTTACGCTCAGTTGCAGGCAGGAAGCGTTCGCGAGAACGCAGAGGACGAAGGACTGCTACATCTCTTCGCTCTCTATTCCTGCAGGAACGGTGTTGGCGACCTGGTCAAACAGACCGATTCTCTGATTACTCAGAGAGGTAAGAGTCGCTTACAACTCAACCCTGGGGCGTACTGCCCCAGTTGGCTCGATCTAGG